CACCTTCAAGCTTTTCGTATTTCTCAATTAACTCCTGCTTATTCATTTTCACACCTCTTCAACTTCCATACCTTCGCAATCGAATACCCAACCTAAACCTAATTCTTCAAGATCAGATTTTGTAAAATTAGATCTAAAACTTGGATCGAAATGTGGACCTAGTTCATCATTAGAAATGTATTGTTTAGTAGATTTACACTTAACTGTATACTTTGGTTCTTTTTCAACTGTGTAATCATTTGCCCAAGCTCTGGCAAAGGTATCTTGATTGCTTATGTCTTTTAACCAAGCGATAACCTCATCGCTATTTTGGGCATAAAGTCTGATCGTAGCTGTCTCCAATGCAGAACGTATGCTACGTCTATCTACCAATTGAGCCTTGAAAATCCAATCATATATAAACTTAGGAACTGTTACTTTTTGTGATTCGTTTATTATTTTTAAATCACTGATAAGATTATGAATATTGACCTCGTTCGTAAAATTAGATATTCTTTCGCACCCTGCTATAAAATCACTTAAATTCATTTTCTTTCTCCTCATCAAGGGGGAATAATCCCCCTCACATTAGTTTTCTTTTTTCTTCAAAGTAAAGGCAAGCGTAGCCATTGAGATACCAAGCGCTACAAGTGACAATCCAAGATCTGATCCAGTAGCAGGCAATACCGCTGGGGCGCTGTATGTTTCAACTGGTTCGTCTTGCTTGGTTTCACCCTGGTTCACAACTTCCACTGTTTCCTTTTTAGTTTCAGTTTTAGGTGCAGGAGTGTTTGGTTTGTCTTGTTTTGGTTCTGGTTTTGGTTGAGGTTGATCTGCTTTTGGCTCTGGGGTTGGCTTCACTGGTTCGTCTGGAATTTCAAGCTCTGGCAATTCAAGCATAGGAGCTTCATTCGGTACCACTCCGCCAGACCATTCTGGTTTGTCGATCTGCGGTGCATCAAATGGCACTGTGCCACCGTGCCACTCTGGATTTTCCAAAATCGGAGAGTCATTCGGTACAGTTCCAATAGGTTCTGTGTATTCCGGCTTTTCTCGCACTTCTGGAATGCCAGGGATTCCCCCTTCAAATTCAGGAATTTCAACTTTTGGAGATTCTTTCGGGATCTCGAATGTTGTCTCTGGCTTATTCTCACCGCTTGCATCGCCTTTACCACCGACTAGATGAGCCGAACTCTTTGAAGTAGCCCCGTCATTTTCTGCCTTTAACTCAACCTTATTGATTGGGTTAGTTGAATCTTTAACCGCATTTGTCAGCTTGGTCTTATACCAGATATAGACCATGCGATCCAAGCGGTCCATTGTGATTTCAAAGCCATGTTCAGACTTAGACATTGATTTAATCAAGTCCATTGCGCTTCCCTTATCAACCCACGGATCAATGCTGTCCACATAGTTCATGACGAAGTAGTCATCAACCAATTTCTGATTGTCGCTCATTTCGTCAATCAATTTAACGTAGTTCAATGTCTTACGTGCATAATTCAAGCGAATCGTCCAGTTAATTGTCGTAGGGTCTTCCTTGTCTTGACTGCCCCATTTCGAGATTAATTCATCTTTACCGATCTCTTGCTCTTTGCCGATTGTCGCAGATACCACTGTACCGTTGAAATTGACTGTGACAGGCTTGCCACTTTCAACCTTATCGGTCCATTTGGCATCTAATTTTAATGACATTTGCTTGTTTAGTGGATGGTTAGCAAAATAGTCATTAAAGACTGTAGTCACCGTTTGACTTGCTGGATCAGTCGAAGCCTTACCGACCACGTTGTTGTCTGGATTGGTTACATCAAATTCGTAAGCCGTCTGGAACGTGATTTCTTCTGGTAAGTTAAATGTGACTTTGTCGCCTTGATTGATTTGCATATCGTCTGGAAAATGCACGTTTTTATACTCTACGGTAAAACCTTGGTACTTCCCTGTACCTTTGCTTTGGTCAATCACGACTTCTGGGTTCTCTACTCGGATAATGTCCCCATCTTTTGCAAAACTTGTTGCATTGCTTCCTCGGCTTGGATCTTCTTCGTCAACTGCTCGATCTCCTTCGATGTTTCCAGGATTTCCTTCGTGTTCTCCCTGCGCACTTGAAACAGTCGCTTCTGTTGCGCTTGTGCTGTTTCCAGTTTCCGCTGTAAGTCCGATGCTATCTTTTGTGAGATCGCCATTAAATTCATCTGCTTTCACTCCTCCTGCTGTCGCTACCGTTGCCAAAACTGCTGCTGTCGTTAAAATAATCTTTTTGTTCATTGTTTTTCTCCTTTTGTTTTTAGAACGGCAAATCACTTTCATCAATGTCCATCGGATTTGCATAGTTAGGTGGCATCTGTTCTGTCATGCTATTCTGGTTGGCAGTATTATCACGCTTTTCCAAAATTTGGAAATTCTCTGCGACTACTTCAGTCAAATATACACGCTTACCATCATTGCCTTCATAGCTTCGAGTTTGGATTCTCCCTGTAATTCCAACCAACATTCCTTTTTTGGTCCAATTACAAAATCTTTCTGCTTGCTCTCTCCACATCACGCAGTTGATGAAGTCTGCATCATATTCGCCATTTGCATTTTTGAAATTTCGGTTGCATGCAACATTAAATTGTGCTGTTGCGATATTACTCGGTGTATAGCGTAGCTCTGCATCTCTGGTTAACCGACCAATAAGGGTCACATTGTTGATCATTATTATCCTCCCACATTATTCATTTCGGCAGCTTCCTTAACTGCTTCTGCTTTCTTTCTTTCCTGCGCTTGGTATTCCCGATTTAATTTGTTTAGGATTACCTCTTGTGCAGTGTTCTGTTCCGCCAATCTTTGAATACTTAGTTCGTGTTCCTGTACAGTCCACTGCATATCCTTGATTGTTTTTTCTTGTTCAACTAATCTAGAATTGAGATTGATAGCAATTACCAATGTAACTCCTGCCAGCAATACCAAGTTGATGATTAGCCAGTCGATTTTACGTTTCATCTTCGATTACCCTTTCTAATTTTAGATGTCCTGCATTTCGTCCCTGTTCGTTTAAGTGGATGTAATATTTGAGTAATGCGCTATCTTTTCCAGTAATTCTACTCAATTCTTTTAAAGTCCCTGTACAGATATATTTTTCACGATCATATAGCTTATAATCGGCAAGAATTTCCGGATCGCCCATCAAAGTTTTTTCCTCAATCCCGAAATACTCGCACAATTCTTGTACATGATTTGGATTGATATCGTCTTTCGTGATCCACTCTTGTATCGTCTGTTCACCACGATAAAGATTTCTAGAGAGTTCTTTGCGAGTAAGGCCTTTTCCTAAAATCAACAATTGCAGTTGCTGACGAAAGTGATCCATTTGATTTTTTGTATAATGTCTCATAACTATCACTCCTGCTTAACAATCGCTGTCTTTTCGAGATCTTCACGCTTCAAATCTGCGATGAGCCAGTCCAAGTACTTCTTTGCCTTATTTAGATCTTCCAATCCGTTTTTCTTTTGATAGCGACAAAGATACTTAATGACATTTCCCCAATAAAATCCCCGGACTTCTTTTGGTCCTCCAGCAAAATTGCGAATAATGTCAATTGATTCAAGACCATATTGCCCACAGTAGTGATTAGGTTTATTTACTTTGTCAAAACCATTATTTAAAATTTCTTCTATCATTTTAGTCGTTCCTCCTTAATCCAAACACCATCCACTAATTTTCCTGTTCGATCTTTTATTTCTTCATAAGCTATATTCAGGCACTCAACGAAGTCATGATGTAGCAATGCTGAAATTCGCATCAACTCATAAACAACATTTTTTAGTTGGTATGATTGTCGGTTAAAATATGCTGCCAATGATTGGTCCATCATTACAACGAAATAATCTTCTGACTTTGCTGCCTCGGAAAAAACGAATATATTGTTTTCTGGAAAGATTTCTTCTGTCTTAATTCCTAATTGCAATGTCAAACCAATCAACACTACGGTGATGTCTCCAATGCTGTCTTTCGTAACGGCTTCATCATTTTCTGCTAGTCCTCGTGACAATTCACCGATTTCTTCGTACAGCTTCAAAAATTGCTTGTTTGGATCTTGCGTTTGCAAATTTCGGTCATAAAACCAGCGCTGAACTTTTCCGATTAAATCTTTTAATTGTTTATTTTCCATCAATATCTCCTGCTTTCTGTATTTTCTGGGAATTTAAAAATATGTTTGCTTGCGCCCTTGAAGATTCGGTCAGCAAGGGCCTTGTTGTAAATTGTTTTAATATCGTTGCTCGATAAGTTTGTATTGAAAAATGTTGTTTGACGATTGTCCAAGATTTTAAACAGTACTCGTTGTCTCCACTCATTTGCTTCTTTGAGATTCCCACTCATACTGCTCTCTTTTCCCAGATCATCAAAGAAAAGAAAATCAACATTGCTCAGCAGATTCACCGCATAGCTTTCTGTAAAGTCTCCTCGACCATTAAAGCTTTCTTCAATTTTTGAAAAGAGCGCAGAAGTAGAAATGAATAGCACACTCTTTGGTTGTTTGCATTCTTTAAATTTTTCATTCAATGCTTTGGCTATTCCAATAGATAAATGGCTCTTGCCGACTCCTGGAGGACCGCTCAAGATCACATTTCCTGTTTCATACTTCAGATAGTCTCGCAACATTCTTTTTGAGAAGTTCAAAGCTTGTTCACACAACTTTTCCCCTACATCGTAATTATCAAGTGTTTTGTCTTTCAACTCCTTGGAATAGATGCTCTCACGATCAAATACTTTGTAGGTATTCGATAGAACGGACTGGATAGTTGCTTCTTGCTTTAAGTGTTCCTGTAATTCATTGATTTCTTCTTTTTCACATTCTGGACAAATGTCGAGTGATTGCTGGGATCCATTAATCATGACTTTTGCATTGATCATCTTGGAACCATGCTTGTTGCAAATTTTAGGTTCGCTGTTAGAATCTACTGTATAATCCTGATACATTAAAATCCCAACCTTTCATCTTGTTGTTGAGTTGATGCACTCGAAGGCATCTTTTGGTTTAAGTACTTTTCAAACTTAGCAGCATTAAACAACGTGTCTGGAGTTAAATACTTGGACATTTTTGGGTTATTTTTCCACTCGATGGTTTTTACATCAATGACATGTTTAAAATCATCTATTGAGTAATTCTCGCTTAAACGACCATTGATTAGTCTTTGAGTTGATTTACTAGTAGGTTTGAAGTGAGATCCTGTTTTGTCATTTAAATATTTGATAATTTTGTCATAGACATCTGATTGAGCTTTTTGCTCCTTATCTATATCTATATCTATATCTATATCTCCGTTGCCTTTTGTTGCAGTGGTGTTGCATTGCAACGCTTTTTGATTCTCTCGATGCTTGCGAGACCTACGGGTGCTTGCTGTTTCACTACCTACCATCTCAGGCACTTGTTCGAGATTAAACTGATAATTGTCTGATGTAGTCAATAATTTTTTCTTTGTCAAAAACATCAGTGTCAATCTAATTGCTTCTGGATCTTCGTCTATCAATAAAGAAAGTTCTTCGGCTAGATCTTCTGCTAGACCCTCGAAATATAGTTTCCCTTGCTCTGCTAGACTTGCCAGCATCATTTTTAGGTAGATGATTGTGATTTCTTCTCCCCCAGGAAGCTTTCTCATGAGCTTCATTTCTTTGGAATTAAAGAAGTCGTCTTTTAGTTGTAACCAGTAATATCTACGGTTCTCAGTTACCATTCATCAGGCCTCCTTATTTGAAAATTTCGCATATTCCTTGTGGAAGAATAGTTTGACTGTTCCTAAACTGCCATGTCTATTTTTTTCAAGGATCAATTCTGTAACATTATCAGGTTCTTCCTGCTCGTCACGATTGTAATAAGCTTCTCGATAGAGAAATGCTACTATATCAGCATCTTGCTCAATCGATCCTGACTCTCTTAAATCTGAGAGCACGGGCCTTTTGTCGTTTCGCTGTTCAACCCCACGAGAAAGTTGACTCAATGCAATTACTGGAACTTTCAATTCCTTGGCTAATATTTTTAATTGCCTTGAAATCTCAGACACTTCCTGTTGCCGATTTTCTCTTCCTCTACCAGTAATTAGTTGAAGATAGTCAATTACAATCAATCCAAGGCCACCAGTCTCTTGAGACAATCGCTTGGCTCTAGATCGAATCTCAGCAATCTGAATTCCTGCTGTATCGTCAATATAGATTTTTCCCTTTGCAAGTTGCTCTTGTGCCATGATCATCCTGCTCCATTCGCTTTCAGAGAGATTCCCTGTTCTGACATGATACGATGGAATCAAGCCTTCGGCTGACAGCATGCGCTCTACAAGGCTTTCTGCTCCCATTTCAAGAGAGAAGATTGCTACTGGTTTCCCGGCTCTTATTGCCACATTTTGGGCAATATTTAGAGCGAAAGCTGTTTTTCCCATCGCTGGCCGTGCTGCAAGAATAATTAAATTATCAGTGTGTAGACCGGTCGTTATATTGTCAAAATCTGTGAAGCCTGTTGGTGTCCCTGTTACATCACCAACACGTTGTGAGCGCTCGTCAATAATTGACTGCGTAGAATCAATTACATCAATAATTGGACGGAAACCAGTCTGCTTGTCATTTGCTATATTTGATAACGCTTGCTCAGTCTGAACGAGTATGTCATTTAGATCTGATTGACCATCATATACGTTTGCTATCGTTTGATTGAGGTCTTCAATAACCTTTCGTGCTCTTGCTTTTTCAGCTACAACCTTGGCATAATGCTCAATGTGAGCACTGGTTGGTACGGCATTTATGAGACTAGCAAGAAATGCCATCCCTCCAATTCGGTCAAATTCTCCTATTGAATCAAGAGCTGATTTAACTGATACGGGGTCGATAGGTTCTCCCTTGTCCGACAAATCTTCCATGATTCCAAAGACAATTCCGTGTGATAGTTTGTAAAAACTTTCTTTTGTGAGGTACTCTGAAGCAATTAGGATTTTATCTGGATCTACAAAAATTGATCCAATTACTGCTTGTTCAGCAAGAAGATCGTGAGGCAGGTTTGTATTATTTTCTGCCATAACTAGCTCCTATCTACGATATCCGAAACGCATTGCTTCTCGTGCTTCTTGAATGCGTTGCTGTTCAGCAATCATCTTTTTCAGTTCTCGTTTTGATTCTTTGCATCGCTCGCTAATTGAGCTGATGATGATCATTTGAAATAGGACCACGATGATTAATACTCCGACTAAGATTTCTGCTAACATTTTAATTCCTCCAATATTCTTTTATAAAAATAATTCCTGTGTTATAATTAAGTTATAGTTCTTTCAAAGCGCCTTTTTCAAAGGGTGCTTTTTATTTTTGTAGTGTTCGGCAGAATCGCTGAACATCTTCCAAATTGTAGAGATACTTCCCGCCCTTTCCGGACTGTTGAAATTGAAATTTCCCTTGGTCTCTCCACTCTTCTAGTTTAGTTCTACCCCATCCGGTTGCTTCTTGTAGTGCCTTAATAGGTACCCATGTGATTTGCCTATTAGCTCTTCTTTGGGCTTCTTCCATGGCTTTGATGTTGAGAGTTACAAGTTCTTCGAATAACCTACTTATATAGATTTCGTTGTGTGTTTCTGCTATGTGATTTAAAATAGGATATTGTGGCATTTTCATCCCCTTTAGTAATTTTTCTGACATATTGATATCTCTCGAGGAAGTTCCCGACCATTAATGAAGTCGACTTGAATCAAAGTTTTGCCAGGTTTGTCTTTTCTTGTTCCATAAAAAATATATAATGCTTGTAAACCGATATCTTCAGCTTGAAAATCAACTCCATTTAAAATAACGTGAGGTGTGCTAGAATCATTGCTGATCTTAATTTCTAGATTTTCGATTTGCAATGTCTTTTTTAAAGGTTCGCTCATTTTATCCTCCTCACCCCACCAAACTCATCTGTCCGTTTCGGGCTTTGATTTCTAGCTTGGTATTTGCTGACGGCTCCCAGTTGTTCCAGTAGTCAAAGGCTTGTTCTTCGTCCTTGCGTTTCAATAAGTCATAGCGAGGGATTCGGAAGTAGTCCTTGAAGTCTTTAGCAGCCTGAGAAAAAACTGATTGTGCAAAGTGTCGGTCACGGTATGCTTGGCTGTCTTTGCCACCGAGCAAGGCCACGACTTTCTTCTTACGTAGCTTTTCCAACGCCAGACAAACCGAAGGGTTGACTGGTTGCTCATTCTTCAGATAATCAACATCAGCTGATAAGATGGACTGGCCTTCTTTCAGTTTTTTTAATTCCTGGAGCGCATGGATCATTGCGTCTTCTACTACTAACTCGGTAGGCTGAATTGTCACTTCATTCATTATTCAAATTCTCCTTCTAAAATGTTGCTTTCTTTGCGGATATCGTTCAGGTCGTTGAAAAAACGAAGTCCTCGACTGATAAAACTATCAAATTCATTTCGGATGATCCCGTCTGCTTTTAAGACTTTCTCCTCGTCTGCATAGATCAGACCGCCCATGCTTGCCAAGAAGTCATTCCCCTTTTGTAAAAGGCTTGTGATATTCTTATAGGCTGAGATTTGCTTCTGTACGCTGTTGAGTTGTCCTTGTGATTTTTCAATCGCTCGAGTCAATTCATCGTACTGAGCAGATTTCTTATCGACCTCTTCACGCTGGGCCAGTGTGTCAGCCAGTTGTTTTTCAATGAATTCGGAGCGTTCTTCCATGGCTTTCACGGTTTTAGAGAGTTCCTTATTCTTTTCCAGCAATTGCCTGTTGAGGTCCTGTGTAGCCTTGTAATCGTCTGGGGTGACTTCCTTGATGGTTTCCTTGACTTCAACCTTGGAAGACTTGATTCTCTCGTTTTCAGCCTGTAGACGCTTGTTTGCAAGCTTGCTGAGGTTGAGTTTCTTCTTAACTTCCTTCAACTCTCGCACCGTTGGATTGTCACCATCTTCGATCCGTTGGATCTGCTCCTGCTTTTCTTCTTCTGGAAGAGTTGCGATGAGGTGTAATGCTGTAGTTCCCAAATGCGACAACGTTGTCGTATTTGGAAGTTCAGAAGCAACTTTCATCATTCGCTGTGCTTCCCGAATGTGGATACCTTGATTTTCGACCCAGTTTATAAATTGCCCGTGCGTAAGATCGTTCTCTTTTACATGATTTAATCGTCTACCGATTTCCCAAATGGACTGACCAGCTATTTGCTTGTGGTGACTGATTTCAAGTTCTATCTGAGATAGATTATTTGATAAAGTAATTTCGTTCACACGCTTTTTCCTTTCTAAATTTGATATAATAAAGATAATAAATTGATTGGAGATAAAATATGAAAACGGCTATCGTTTCGTTCCATGGTGCAGGTCGCCAGACAGTAAAATTTGAATACCCTGAATATTGTCCACATTGTGGAAAAAATATCTCGCCTGAAATGATATACGTTTCAGATAGCGAGGACAGTTACTCTAGTGGAGATGCTCGCTTTGTTGTTACTTTTCGTTGCTCACGCTCAGCTTGTAAAAAATACTTTGCTGTCGAGTATATTTTCACGTCTACATCTAAACTTTGTTCAATTGCTAAATACAGCTACCGTCCACCTATCAAAGTAAAACTCCCTGAAAATATAGAAAAAGTTTCTCCTGTTTTTGTCGAAATCTATTCCCAAGCAACCGTCGCTGAATCTGAAGCATTGAATCAAATTGCAGGCGTCGGCTATCGTAAAGCGGCGGAATTTCTCATAAAAGATTACACAATCTCTAAAAATAAAGACGATGAAGAGAAAATTAAAGCGATTATGCTTGGACATGTAATTGCTGAATACTTAAACGATTTTCCAAAAATTCAAGCCTTGGCAAAATCTGTTGCCTGGATCGGTAATGATGAGACTCATTATGTCCGCAGACATGACGACAAAGATATCCAAGATTTAAAGAAATTCATTCTCTCAGCAGCTCAATTTATCGCAGCAGATTACGATGCGGACGAAGCCTTGGCTTTCACTTCTTCTGATTGAGAAAACCTAGCATCTAATTCATCCAACTTTTCAGCTATGTATGTCACAGTCCTCAGTATTTCATTGAGGGCTGTTCTTTCTAGTTCGTTCATTCTTATCTCCTACTCTCCTAAATCAACCCATGTCTCATCAATACCCAAGACATCGCAGACTCGGTTTTTGAGTCTGTCACTGCCCTTCCCATATTTCAGCAATTCTGAAATAGTCGGCTTCTTCACTCCGCAAGCACGAGCGAGATGCGTTTGTGTCATTCCTTCTGAACTCAATTTTTCTTTGACTAATTGAATCCATTTTTGATGTTGTTGGCTCATCTCTGATCCTCCTTTTAAAATTTATTTAAAAAGTTAGCTAATTTCTTGACATTATTTAAAACTAGTCTTAAAATAAAGGCATAGAGAAAAGACCTACTAAAAAGTAAGTTATACCTAGAATAAACGGACGCCAATCAGTTTTTTAGGTTTTATTTTTTTAGTTGTGTCATTCGCTAACTCTTTAGCTTACGAATACTATTTTAATACTAGTTTTAAAAATTGTCAACAGTTTTTAATATTAATTTTAAAATATTTTTTCGTAATGCTTAGAAAGGTTATTAAATCAATGACTACAGCATTTGAAAGAATAAAAGAACTAGCAGACAAGCAACGCATTTCTTTAAATGATCTTGAAGACAAACTTGGTATAAGCAGAAATTCCTTGTATGGAATAAAAAAAGCTAATCCAAAATCAGATAGATTACAACAAATTGCTGACTATTTCAACGTGTCCACCGACTACCTTTTGGGACGCACAGAAAATCCTAACATTGCGAAAAATGGTGATGCTTCTGCACCATTAGACCTCAGAGATATTGCTGCACAATCTATGTTATTCGATGGTAAACCACTTACAGAAGAAGATATTGATTTTATTACAGCAGTTTTGGAGGCACATTTAAAAAATAAATAGAGGTGCGTTTATGACTGTAAAAGAGCTTTGCGCCCAGGAGGGTGTGAACCTATGCTACTTTGACGGAAGCGACTGGCATAGTCCTGGTTTCTTTAATCCTACTTTGAACATTTTAGCGTTAGATATTAATTTGTCAGTTGAAGATCAAAAGCAAGTTGCTTTGCATGAATTGGGTCACAAAGAGCATACTCCTGCTCAATATGAACTAAATAGAGAATACTGTGAACTGCAAGCTGATAGAAGTATGATTCATCATTTACTGGAAGAAGAACTACAATTAATGGAAGATGTCAGAGATTTCAATTACATAAAATTTATGGAAAAGTACAAATTAAAGACCATTGCTGATGAAACAATGGTCAAAGACGAATATAATTCACTAATTGGTAAGAATGATGGAAATTAAATCTTACAAAAAGAAAAATGGTGATACTGCCTACGGGTTTAGGATTTATGTAGGCAAGGAAAACGGAAAAGATAAGTATGTAAAGCGTCAAGGATTTCCAACCAAAGCAAAGGCACGGGCAGCGCTCTTGCAACTTCAAGACGATTTGGAAAATGGGGAGCAAACAAAAAAAGATATCACAGTTGAAGAGGTAGCAAAGAAATGGCTCAAAGAATATGCTGACACTGTTCAGGATAGCACCTATATCAAGACTGAAAGAAATATCAAAAATCACATCTATCCTGTCTTTGGTGGTCAAAAAATAGCTTCTATCACTCCTCTTCAATTGCAGGAACAGATCAATGAATGGTCCAGAAAATTAGTTTATGGGCGCAAGCTGAAAGGTCTGATGAATAATATTTTTAAGTATGCCATCCGTTATGGTTATGTTTCAACCAATCCTGTTGATAGCGTGACCACTCTTGTCAAAAAAGAGACCGATTCTTCTAGTGATTTTTATGATAAAGATGAATTAAAATCATTCATGAAATTAGTGGATGACACGGATGATCTGAGAAAGAAAGTCATGTTCCGTCTTCTTGCGTTCACAGGGGCCAGGAAAGGGGAGATTTTGGCTCTCAAATGGACTGACTGGATAGATAATACTCTGAACATAAACAAGGCCATTACAAGAGGTTTTGAGGGCGAATCTGTGGGGGCTACTAAAAACAAGAGTAGTGTCCGACTGATTAGCCTTGATCAAAGAACAATTGATCTGCTATCAGAGTACAGAGAAATGAACCCTACTACCACTTTCATCTTTGAAAGTCCTGAAGGTAAACCTATTCCAAGTTCACTGCCAAGGAAGTGGCTCTTGCAGATTGTCAAAGGGACTGAGGTCAGGCCTATCAAGATCCACGGTTTTAGACATACACATGCCAGCTTGTGCTTTGAAGCAGGAATGACACTCAAGCAGGTTCAGCATCGTCTCGGTCACTCTGATTTGAAGACAACCATGAATGTATACACACATATCACCAAGCAAGCCAAGGATGACATTGGTGAAAAATTTGCTAATTATATAGATTTTTAAACCCATAATATATCAGGACAGACTCTTTTCAAAAAAGGGTCTGTTTTTGGGTCTGTTAGTTTCAAAAAGTTATAGGAAAGAATAGAAAGTATAAAAATAAAAAACGTTGAAATATCAACGTTTTAAGAAGTTTTAAAAAGTTTCAAGAAGTATATATGGAGCCGGTGGGAGTTTCTGAAAGTCAATCAAATCGCTATTTTCAGCTTTTTGGGTCTGTTTTAGGAACTGCTTCTATAACTTCACAACTTCATCGCTCACATTGTTAGTTTAGCATAGCTTCCAAGAAAGTTCAAGTTTTATTTTTTCATCTTAGGCACAAAAGGAAGTCATTTAATAGGAAAAGATTTTTTTGATAGTTGTTTGAGGTTATAACGGAAAATCTTTGAAATGTCTGTTATAACAGAAAAAGCCCCCCCCCAAAAGAGGGGGGGAAAAAATTTTTTTTGTCTCCTGGCCC